ACGACTGCCGTTATCAAAGTCCAAGTTACCTTTGTTGTAACTTGTTACACCAGCTCTAATGTGATCCGGTACGCTTTCGTAAGCATATCGAATACGTTGCATGATCTCTTGAGAGCCGGTATACTTGTGTGCGGCTACTAAAATTGTTGAATCAGGTACAAACATGGCATACCACAACAAGTAACCTGCTGCCGATGTTGACTTACCTGTTTGTCGAGGCATCATTGAAATGCTGAAACGATAGTTGTGATAGGTATATATCAACCGCTTTTGGTATTCGTATGGATGATACAACATTCTACCACGTGTGGGATGTTGAATATAGAAAAAATTGTCCATGAAATATTCTGGACCAGTGATGGGGTCGGCGCATTTGACAAACTCTTCAATCTGTTCATCGGTGTAAACTGTTGAAGAGTATGGACTTTTAATTAATGCTGTTTCGGTAACTGCGGGCATGCCATATTTACTCGTGCCCGCAGGCAGTGTCTATCAATTACACCAACTAGTTTTGGCTTCGCCGTAGTATTCACGGGCAAAACCGTTGGCAATCAGCATGCCACGCAGGCTTTGTCCATTCAGTAGCACATCGCCCAGTACACGGCCGCCATACTTGTCCCAGTCCATGAGTACAATTTGTCGTTTTTGTGCATTAGCAATTGCTTGCTTGGTAAATGCTGTGGCTGCTTCACCACGCTGTGCTTCACTAGGGCACTGAGCACGATGCCCTTTTTCCGGCGTGTCCACACCGTACACACGAACACTGAGTTCTGGTTTGAGTGGTGCAGGCAACCAAGTGGCAGCAATGCCTACTGTGTCACCGTCTATGACTCTGGTAATCACAGCGTCATATATAACGCCAGGTCGTTGTTTGGGTTGTGCAATAGCCAAGCAAGGCACAAGTGCTAAAAGAATTAAAAGTTTTTTCATAATAGTTTACCGAGGATATCCTTTAAATGCCTTTACAGGGCTTTGTGTAGTTACTGATTTGGGCTCTTCACTGGGCCCACTTGACACCATGTGTTTACCGCCTGGCGTTTTTGTCATTGTCAATGCGGCATCAATAAGTTTATCAATGCCAGGCGTCATGCCAGCAATAATACCATGCTCACCAAATGCAGTTTCATCATGCCATGCAGGCATGTCGGGGTTTACATCATCTTTTATTGCTTCGCTTCTTGCTCGAGCTAGGGCTACACCAAATCTATAATTGCGATATGGATCCGAGGCACTGAGTCCGGGAACCACATAGGTATAACGCATGGGATCAGCTTGTTCAGAAGGCAACTGTGCAGCCTGCTCGGTGATAAACTCTCGGGCTCTCATCTTGGATAGCCTTTGAAACTTACAACCGGACTAACAGTGTTGCCTCCAGGCGCTTCTTCACTATCTAAATCACCGTTATTTAAATCTATATGCGCTAGACCGGCAGCTTTGTATGCTAATTTAAGCATGGCTTGTTCTTCTTTGGTGTAGGGGTGTGCAGTATTGTGTTTACCTACCCAACTTTCGGCATTCATTTCTATTGGGTTTATTCCATCACTGCTGGCTACAGCCATCATTAACCGATTTAAATCATACAGTCTATCGTAACTGTCTATCTTCTTTGAAAAAATATTCAACCCACGGGTAGAGTATTGCTGACGTTTGGAAATTTTAGCATCAGTTGTTTCTGACAACACGGCACTGACAAACTCACGTGCTCGCATTGATTAGGCCTGTATCACACTGCGAGTGGCAGATGTTGCTGTGCCTAATTCCAGTGCAGTAAATGGTGTGCCAGTGACTGTGACTTTGTTGCCAGCACCGCTGTATACTTCAAACACTGTGTTTGCAGGAATAGTTATTGGGGCAGAGTATATGTTGCCCGCGGCGGTTGCACCCCCCAATGACACGGCGTATGCTTGATATGTGACTGCATTGCCCGCGGTAGCTATTTGTAACTTGTCGGTGTATACTGTGGTATTTCCCAGTGATGTGTAAACATTTGCCATTTTATTTTCCTTTTACCAAGCGCGACATGACCAATAACGAGCACTGGTTTTTGGTCCAGGATTCTCGCAGTTGTGGCGTGCTCTAAAACTCCTGCGGCGTGCAGGATTTGATTTTTTAATCTTCATGTTGGGGTCACCAAAGTTTACTTTGACAACATTGCCCTTGGCATTTTTAACGTAGACTTTGCTTTTTTTAACATCGCCTGCCATGGGCTTGTTCAGTGATACTTCACGTCCCTGATACTCAGCTTCGCCCACTGGCTCAACTGGATCTAACTCAGCTTGTTTGCCAATTAAATCAAGTTCATGTCCAAATGATGATGTGTCTTCGCCTACAGTGCGTGTCCATCCCTGGCCGTTGCTGTTCCCCACTGGGCCATAACGAGCAATTCTCTCAAACACACAACCAGACTCTTCTAGCAACTTCAATGTTGCATCATCGCCTTGTAGTACAATGCCATCATCTAGCACATCAACTACATAGGTTTCTATTAGATTGTCAAATCCAATTTCTATGCCAACTGGATCACCAACACTGGGCGAGTGTTGGCTATCTTCAGTTTCTGACAAATAATCTCGAAATGTTTTCATGTTCTGTCGTATCTGTTGTACAATTCCCAAAGACGCTTTTCGTTGGATTCGTACATTGAGCCTTGTCGAGCAGGCTGACGGTTGAATGGAGCTCCCACTGTCTGTCCAGTACTCTTACGACCGTTTAAACCATCACTTAAAGTATTGACCATGGTATCGGTGTCGCTGTACTCGGGTGATGGACTGTTGGCTAACTCTTCGTGAACTTGATCGCATCCACCCGATGCCTGGCCACATGAAGAACACGATTCTCCGTTGCCGCCCAGGCCAGCCATTTTAAGTAGTTGTGCCAATTGCACAGCATCTTCATCAGTGGCATTTACTGTCAAACTTTGTTTACCATCTTCGCCCACATTCATGCTAATGCTCATGCCTTCATTGAGTAGGTTGCTTAATTTTTTATTAAAGCTTTCTGCAATTGCTGACTCATAAACACCTTTACCGTATTGCATAGAACCGCCTGCGGCTTTTTGCTTCTTGGGTGCGCCTGGATCGCTGGGGGCTTTGCCACCAACTGCTACCGATCCTGCAACTGTTGTTTCGTCAACTTCTTTTTTCTTTGATTTCTTTTCTGGCAAACCTTTGTGTTTGGTACTAGCAAAGTCTTCTGCGTCTTTTTTACCCATGCTCTTGGCAACTTTACCAACTTCTTTGCTTGCTGGCTTTTCACCTTTTTGTGCGGCGTGAACCATGCCCATAAATTTCTGTTGCTTCTTGCTTGTTGCTTTTTCAGCAATGGGTTCTTCTTCATCATCCCCAGCTTGATTCTGCATGTATTCATCGATAGAAATCATCATGCTTTCAATCTTGGCCAACTTTGATTGTACCCACTCTGGCAAATTGTCGTTGTCGCCCAAGACTTTGCTCAAGGCCTGTGCATGACGCACAATGGTTTTGATGTCGTCTTTGGCCATATCGCCTTCTTGATCGTATTCGCCTTGATCTTCAACATCATGCTCGCCTTCACGTTTCATTAACTTTGAAGTGCCGCTTGGACCTTTAGCCCCAATACTTTTGCCTGCACCTTTGCCTGCTGGACGGCCACGTCCGCGTTTTTCTCCGCTCGCCGGCGCATCATCATCTGCACCAACACTGTGTCCAGTATTGGGATCAACTCTGCGTGTTACTTTACGCCCAGTTGCTGTGTGTTCAATATCATGTAATGCTCCACGTTCAACACTGCCAACTTTAGGTCGTTCTGCACGTGGACGCTTGTGTGCTGTGAACGGGCTGTTATCTTCTTCTGCAACTTCTCCTGGCGCACCTTTAATGCCGGCAGCACGGAGTGCGTCCGCTCTGTCAGTATAGCCCTTGGCACCTGGCTTGATGTCAGCTGATGCTTTTCCAATTGCGGATTTTACTTTTGATGAAGCATTGCTGGCGTTGACGTGCTTCATTGTTGTTTGGGCTTGGCGGCTGTTGGCACCCATTTTACCAATGGCGCCTTTCATTGCTTCGGCAGCAACATCACCTAGCATTTCATCAACTTCTTGTTTGGCACCGGCAATCTTGTCGGCAAAAGTAATTTTGTCTGCTGGCGGCGCAAGTTTGGCAAATGACTTTTGTTTAGGTGTCATTGGTGCATCAGCTTCGGGTAGATTGGGTCGTGCATGTGTTCCGTGTGCATCCTTAATACTGCCTTTGAGACTGGTGATTTGGTCTCTTGATGGCATTCCTTTTCTTGGCCCACGATCTAGTATGTTGTGCTTGATGCCGCTACGGCCAATACCTTGTCCTTTTTGTAAAGGATCGTTGTGATCAAATTCACCACCACCTTTTAGATTCTTTGAGCCAGGATAGTCATCTGGTTTTGGACCATTGTAGTAGTCATCCATGCTGTAATCATCGTTTTCATAGTCAGGAGGTTCTTGTGTGTACAGTTTGTCTTTGTACTTGGCATCGCGCCATTTGGCCGCTTCTTTTACCGGATATTCTTTTCCACCGACTTGGACTTTTTCACCAGGTTGAATACCGTCAGCTTTGGCCTTTGCTACTGCGCCCGAAAACGCATTGCCCTCGTCGGCCTGTCCCATGCTTTCGTCATACTTGTTGTATTTGGCACGGATTGGATCTAGCGCCTTGCCTTCTCGGCCAGCCTTGGCCAATGCTTCCATGCCTTCTTTGCCGTACTTTTCGTAGCCTTTGGCAGCACGGCTCATGTCACGCTCATTGAGTTGCTGGTTTGTAGTTTCAGGCTTGGCACGAATACTGTCAAGCTTTTTGTTTAAGTCGTAAAAAAATGTCATTGTATGTTTTCCTTATTTTTGGAAGCCGGTCGCTGGCTTGGGTGGGCGTTTGACTGCTGTCATTGGGCTCTTGACTCCCATTGGCAAATCGTTAGTTGTTTCAGCTGGCGGAGTTACGCCTCCAGCCACAGTCCAACGTGATCCGGCTGCGGAGTTGCGCACTACTTCTTTGTCGTGTGCATCCGCGGCATAATCTTTCTTCAACTGTTTTTGTTCAGCATCTGGCGCTGGATAATCTGTGGTTAACAAATCTTTCTGGTCAGCTATTCCCAACAACTCTTTGTCCATGCCTTCGCTCCAGTGCAGGTCATTGATGCAAACTCGATTTACATCAAATCCCAATAGGCGAACTATTTGTTGGATTTGTGGAGGCGTAGCTGGATAGCGAAATGTAGCATCGATGATGGTCACTGCTTCATTTGGATAATCCGGAAAGTCAATTAGTTTAGATTGGATGGGCGTTTTTTTAGGTTCGCCAATCTTAACTGGGTCAAACTTTTTTAACTTTTCTTTCAAAGATTTTACAAAGTCTGGAGGAGTATCGCCGCAAATCTTGATGCGATAGTCAAACGTTTTTTCGCTTTCTGTTAAGTATTGCACAAATGTTTTCATAAATTCAGTCCTAATGTGTTATTTACCGTTATTGGATTTTTCTGCGCCAAGTTGTGTTAGATGTTTCAACAACTCGTTGCGATCCAACACACGACCCTCGGCATTGGGCAATGCTGTGCCACCAGCCTCTACTTGATCTAATCTGGCTTTTTTTAATTGCAGGTCGATCATCTTTAGCTTTTTATTCATTTTAGCAGTTTTTGCAGTAATGGCATGACCCAGCATTTGGCTGGCCACTGCAAATATTTCGCTGGCATATCTACTATCTACCTGCATACCCAGATCCATGAGATTATCAAAACTCTCTGTGGCCTTGGTGGCCAGACTATCCATTTCACTGTCACTGGCTTCTAGTCCGCGAACCGCAGGAAGGGCTTGCTCAATTTTATCAATTGCAGCCAGTGTTTCCGGAAGTATGGGTAGATTTTTTTCAATGTCATCGCCGGATTGATCATCAGACGAATCTATGTCACCATGGTCTGATGAAATATTAAACAGTTCTTCGAGTTTGCGTGTCATGCGGTATTTACCGCTTTTTGCCACCGTTGCGGAACATCTGTTCTTCAGTGATTACTCTAAAAACTATTCCGGCACGTTTGCACCAAGATTGAGCTGCGGCCCACTTGGCATGGTTTATGGCAACAATGGCACGATCTCGATCTTTCATTCGTTCTGTGACCATGCTTTGACTTTTGGGTTTGATTTCTATTAGCTCAGTACACACTTTGTCGTTTCGTGTTTGATAACGCAAAAATACATCAGGTATATAGTTGCTCATTTTGCCAGTGACTGGATTAAGATATTTTATTGCAATTGCTTCGCTGGCCCACTCAAGCACTGCATTGTTGTTGTCACAAAACTGAAAAAAACTCCATTCCCACCCTGATCGATATCTAGGATTACCTTTGCCCACATACTTTTTGGGGTTTTGTAGTTGATACACCCCTTGTGCAAAATTGCTCATGCTAATACATTACGTGCTGTAAACAAGTTTGGAGTGATGGCAGAATTAATGCCTAGCAATGTGCTTGGGCTTCTGATTCCGTTTAAAAAATAAGTCATGGTCAGTGTCAACTCAACCGAGTTTTGCTCTTGTATTTGATTCAATAGAGTCAACGCTGGTACATTGGTTTCTTGAGAAATATAAAACAGTGATGTGGTAAAGTTTCTGGCTGCTTCTTTATCTTTGTAGATTGAAACAAAAAAACTGTTGACTGCATCGTACTCATTGACCGGCACAACAACTTCATATCTATAAAACTGATCAAAAATTCTAACTGTTTGATCAACATTGACATTTATTTGATTTACTGTGCCCATGATTTACTTCTTGGGTGTTGGGAATATTGGACGTTGTAATGCAGTGGCTGCATTTTGTGTAAAGTTGGCCGGGATCAACGAATTAATTGCAGAGCTAGATGCATTGCCCTGGCTGGTTCCTCGTAACACTCCTTGCACTGCTCCAATTGCCTCTTCAGTGGCAACTGATCTAATACTGGTATTTTTATAAGTGTTATACGCCGTTCCAGCCTTTTGTACTGCGCCAATGACTCCTGCTACTGAACCTGCTTGCAAGTCATCAATTATACCTATGCCAACATCAAGTAAACCACCTTGACCAATTATACTACGAGTTCCGCCCGGGCGACTCAATGGACTTGATTGTTGGTCATAATAACTCGGTGACGCAAATCCCTGTACATTGGTATCTGGTCGAACGCCGCCAATGGCGCCAGAATAATATTTTACTGTTTCGTATGTTATGTTTACATTATTTTCCATCACACCATTGTCTTGACTGTAGTCATAGGTGTCATGTGACCATTCGGATATCATGGGATTAATTAATACATACTCAACAAACTTGTGTTGATTAAATCCATATATACTGATGTCTTTGAAAAAAGCTGGCTTGCCACCGCTGGCAGTGGTGTTATCATAATAGCTTTCGCCAATGTAGCCCCAGTCATTGACCTGTCGATTGTTGACATAAATGTCACGAGAATTATAATCAAACCCATTGCTGAGAGTAGCACTTTGTCCAATGCTACCATTTGTGTTGGTCTGACCACGGTAGGGCTGATTGGGATCTTTATAGTAGTACGAATAATAGTTGTACCACATTGTGCGGATTAGGTCGCCGCCATCATCATGAAATTTTATTGATATTGGATCATACTGAATTTTTTTCTGTACGACTCGTTTACGATTGTACTGATTTAGTACTTCGGTATCTAATTTAAATTTTGGGAGATCAATTGTTTTAACCAACAGCCCGATAGTTGATGTATCGGGTGTGGAAAAAATATTATTAAGTTGTGGTATTTCTGTGGTATTCAGGTTGAAATACACATGAAAAAGGAATTTAAACTTTGGCGAATTTTCATAGCCAGCAGATCTAAAGACCTTTGAAGCATGTGTATAGTCTCTTACATAATCGTTCCCAAAGAAAGCTTTGAGAAAATCTTGTCCGAATGCCATTTAGTATTATTAGCCAGCATTTCCTGTGCCAGTTACTACTGACCCAGCTAGTCGAGCAACTGTTGCACCAACGCCTGAGCCAATTGGAGTTTGCAATGCATTATCAAATCTAATTTGCATTGTGACAGTCACTGCCTCACTTGATCCATAGTTCAAGTCATTGTAGTTCACTTGATTTAAATAGCAACCATATAGTTCCCAGGTCTCAAGTACCACAGGTGTTGATGTACCATTACCACCATCAAGAATTTCGCAACGTGTCAAGAACTTGTAGTCATTGCCGGCAGCGGCCGATGCTTGTTCCATAAAGTCCATTTGTTTCTGCAATTGCTCACCGACCAAACGACTTACTTCGCCAGATGCATCGTCACGCAAGTTAACTGTGGCCATTTCCCAGGTGTGTTTACCGGCCAAATACATGCGGCTGTTGTAAATTTCAATTGGAATCTCATCAAATGTCACTGATGGTCGTGTAAAGTCAATCACTTGTTTTGTGAGTTCGGTTCTTGGTGTGCTTACTCCAAGATTTTCAAATACCACTCGGAAGCGGTATTTAAGTTTTGGCATGAGCAGGCCTTGATTTGGGTTGCTTTGATCGCTTGCCAAAGGCACTGTCATTCTAGTTAGTGATGAAACAGCCATTGTGTAATCTCCTGTATATGTTTATTTATGTTCTAATCAGGCCGCGGCCGATGAGTTAGCAATTTGGCCAGAAGCCAATTCTCCAGTATTCTTAATGCGCACCGGTATGTAGATAAACTCAACAGCTTTTACAGGCTCGATAGCAATATCCATCCATAGTTCGTTTCTGTCAATACGAGCAGGAGTATTATTACTGAGGTCACACACAATTAGGTAATCGTAAATACCACGTTTTGCCACCAAGTCAATCATCAAACCATCAACTGCATTAGTAAACTCGTTGCGTGTGATTTGATCATTTGGTTCAAACACAAATGTCTTACCAATTTCGTTGAGTCTACCACGGATATAAGCAACCAATCGAGCCACGTTAATTCTATCAAGCGCACTTGCAACTGCACTTTCAGTCTTGTTACCATAGTTGGTAATACCCACACCTGGAATGAATGTAATTGGATTAATCTTGTTAAGGTACAACACATCACGTAGGCCTTGGCCAGTTGCAATAGTTATAAACTCGCCAGTTGCGGCATCAATGTATCCAATGCGGTCAGCATTGTCAATTACGCCACGACGTACACCAGCTGGTGCCAACCATGGATAAGCAACTTCGTCACTGCGCACAATAGTACGCAACATCATGTGGCTTGGTGGTTGTACCACAGTGCTTCCGCTTAGATCTGTGGTCTGGCAACTTGGATAGAACACACCAACATATGGGCTTGATGTTGTGAGGCCGTCACCAGTTGTAAATCCAAGACCGTTGTTGTCAGTGCTCCAGGCAACGATATCTGTTCCATTTGGAGCCAACCGCATTGGTGTATCACCTACAACAAATGCTGTGTTACTACGCTCGTTGTTAAGACGTAGCATGTTGGTAATCAATTCTGGATATCCTGGGCAAGCAATCAAATTGAATTGATTTTGTTCTTCACGCAATGTATCCTGGGTATCAATTGCGCTCTTCATTGCGGCCACGATCAGCTGACGCTGTGATAACCGTCCCATGTATGGGCTGCCATCTGCTTTGTTACCCGAAGAAGTTACCCAAGCATTGGTTTGCAACTCACTCCAGTAGCTTGGATTTGTTGGTAGATTTCCTTGACCTGGGGCAATAGCAATATAGATTATACCTTCGTACAATGCTAAATCATTCACCACATAGTTTGTAACACTGCTGTATCCATCAACAGAGAAACTTGTTGGATTAAAATAATCTGTGCTGAATGTTTTAACATTAAATCCTGATCGACGTGTGTTGAATAACAAAGTTCCTGTTGGATACAACGTTGAGTCTGGAGCATCTAGATCAAGATAGTTGCTGGTCAACAAACTCTTGATAGTTGGAATATTGTCAGTGATGGGATCGGTTGTGCCGTTTGTAGCCCAACGTGCATCAGCAAACAAAATGCCATTGCTGGTGGTTTGATCAGTGTTGTTTATTGTAACCCACTGTGCAATACTGTTGAACAGTTCCCAACGTTTGATCAATGGATATACTTCCAAATTGCTAGTATCAATCCACAAATCGCCATACTCTAACGCTGTGCCATCACTTTGAGTTAGTGGCTCAGTTGTTGAAATAATTGGGCCGTTTGGATCAGTCTGTGTTAGATTGTAGCCGCGCACATCCACGCTGACGTTCCGATAGCCTTCCCATCCAGACCCACCTTGAATCATAATATCAACTTGATTAGTTGCACTATAATACCAATAACGACCATCTGCAGGATCTAAACTTGGTGCTGTGCTGGAAGAAGTGTAACTTAACACCTCCCAGTTTGACAACAGCACTGCTCCAGTGTATATTCCAACGCCATCACGTATACCTTGCACTGTGTCAACAAAGCCAGCAGTGGTGATTGCTGTACCAAATGTGTCAGCAAGTGCAATAACACCACCTTGTACATGTGACAATGTTATTGCGCCTTCTGATGACACTGTTGCAGTCACAAAAGGAACACCGGCTGCCGAAACAGCCGCACAGAAATCAGCAGGAGTAGTGCCAACTATTGTAGCAGTCACTGGTGCCGACAACGTGGCACTATTAGCACTGCTGGCCTGGATTGTAAATGTTGAGCTGTTTGTGAATACTGGATTAACTTCATCACCAGTGATTATAGTAGCGCCGGTTGCCCAACGCTGAAAGATTTTTAGTGTTGATGTGTTGATATAACCATCAATGTCATTCAACTCTGGATCACTGTTAAATTCAACATATAAGCTGTCAAGCGGAATATTTCTACCGCCACCAGTAGGATCAAGTGCTTTGTTTGCAGCCGCATCGTTGGCGTAAATTGGAGTGCTTTGTGTGACAAATGCTCCCAAGATTGCGTCGAAACGCTTGACAACAATGTTGGCACCCAAATTAACATTGGTCAACATCTGCCATACAGATCCAGTTGGATGTGGCTGAGGATCAGTGCTTCTCCAACGAGGCACTGTGTAATTTGGGCTTTGTTGTAGAGCTGGAGTATAATACGTTCCGCTTGTGATACCAATAGTGGTCAACAAGCCAGCTGTACTGGCCGAGTCAATGTTAACAATGCCGCCACCAAAAGTGGATCCGTCAGCTTCGGCTGTGCTGTCTGCTGAGATTGTTAGACGATCGCTGGAATCAGCGGCTGCCTCTACGCCGGCTATAGATGCGTTGTTAATTGCAGTAACAAGACCTGCCAGATTATTATTTGGCGCTACTGGAACTGCTACTGAGGTTCCGTTGATGATGATAGTGTTACCAGCAGTCAGTGACACACCTGTCAGTGATATTGTACCTTGTATAGTAGGTGATGATAACTTCCAAGCGTCGCTGCCAACTAATAACCAAGTATTGTCAGGACCCTTATAATAAATTGGATTATTGGCATTGGTTGTATCGACACAATAGCCGCCAATGTTGCCAATGCTGTTGCTAGGTACGCCGCCATCAAGCTGAGTAGAACTATCAATAACGATTGGTACACGACT